GGAAGAAATGATTGATGAAAATGTTACAATAACTGTAACAGCAGGTTTGGATGTATTTGTACAAGGAACATCATTAGGAAATCAAAATTATTATGTTTATGGAAGAATGGTAAGAGAAAGAGGGGGAGTTATATCTGATTTAGGAAGTTTTTATAATGTTGATGGTTTATATGTCCCTAATCCTATTTATAATCATTTATATGTTGATGAATATAATAACGGACCATATCTTGGGGATTCAAGAATATTGAGAGTTAATCCAACTTCAATAGCTACTGTAAATAAATACCCTGCCCTTATATTACAGGCTACACTTTCCCCACAAAATTTACAAGTAGGGGATAAAATTTATTTAATGGGTAAATATGAAGTTGGTAATCCTAATGCACTTAATAATGATATATTCCTTAACCCAAATGAATCATATATAAAAGTTTCACAAAACCCTTCCCCCTCAGGTAATATAATAACCTCTTCAGGAACAAATACTCTTTGGAACTACCCTGATCCAACTAAATCATATGCTATTTCTTCATCAAATCCAGTATTAACAGATTATTATGATAAAGGTTATAAAATGGATAATACTAGCGGTAGTGTAGGTGCTGGAGGATTTGGTGTTGTAGCTTTAGATTGGAATATGCAGGTTGGAGATGAATTTAGATTTGAAGGAACTGAAGATAGTGTTTTTATGGTTAAAAAAGTATATGGACTTACTGAATCTGATAGTGAAAGATTATCAAATACTGGATCTGTAGAAGTTCATTTTGATAAACCAATTTCTACATCATCAATTAATTTAGATCATTTCTTAATTAGAAGATATGTACCTGACGCTAGTCAAATTATTATCGAAGGATTTAAACCGACTAATGCAGTAGGACCATATATTGTAAAACCAAGATACCTAACTACTAAATTAGACTCAGGAATTAGTGAATATGTCACTGAACTTACTAATAAAGGTTTGATTTAATAATATTTATTAATATATTACTATACAAATGTTAAAACAAAATGGGATATTTAAATAATCAAGTAATAACAATCGATGCTATATTAACTAAAAAAGGCAGAGAATTGTTAGCAAAAAATGATGGTTCTTTTAGAATCACACAATTTGCTTTAGCTGATGATGAAATAGATTATACATTATATAATCCAACTCATCCATCAGGATCCACATATTATGGAGAAGCAATAGAAAACATGCCTTTATTAGAGGCATTTCCTCTAGAACAACAAATAATGAAATATAAATTAGCTACGTTACCAAGAGGAACAGCTAAATTACCTGTTTTAGATTTAGGTTATTCTGCAATAACTCTACAACAAGGAGCCACAGTATCAATTACACCACAAACATTAAATTATTTAGGAAATAATCAAACATTTGAAACAAGTGGTTATGCCCTTACAGTTTCAGATGTAAGATTATTAAATACTTTTACAGGATTAGGAATTAATACAACAGCTGCTACTGATGCAAATACAATAGCTGCTAATTCTATAACTCAAACATTAGGAACAGATGTTTCAAATACAATAATAGGAACTCAATTTAGTTTAAGAGGAACTACTATTAATACTTTATTTGCTCCTACTAATACTTCTATTAATGGTACATTAACATTTGTAGGATTAGATAGTGGTGCTAGATTAACTATTCCTCTTACTATTAATTATACAACTTAAAATATAAAACATGTCATTTAAAAGATTAGAAACAGAAGACTTTGTAGTAAGTATGGATTCCTTAACAGGAACTGTTTGGACAAATGACGTCCCAACGTTAACGTCTTTTTTCTCTAGTTCAATCCAAGAAGCTTCTTCAGCTGGAACATATTATTTAGCAGTATATAATACAAGCTCAGCAGACCAACAAGTCCAATTTGATATAGCGTATTGTGATAAATTAGGAAGTGGAAGTGCTTTATATAACAACGCAGTTGCTGAAAATTCTCCAACAAAAACATTATATGGGCAATATAGATCATTAATATTAGAGGACGAAAATTTAGATTTTATCTTTGGATCAGCAGCTCAAACAGGAATTGATGCTTGTGGGAATACTATAACAAGTAGTACAGCTGTAATAAGTGAAAATTTTTGGATAATGTCTATAGAAAGATCTAGATATAAACAATCTATTTTCCCAGGTTCTTTAAATCTTACTATTTCAGGTAGTGGAGGAGCTAATGGTATTCTTAAACTTACAGATAATTCAAATGATATTTCAACAATCCCATTTATAGGTTCAACTAGAGCATACCAAATAGTTTCTGGATCAAATGGATCTGGAATTAGTGCCAATGCTGGTTACACTGATGCTTCAGGTTCGTATGGAATAATGTTTCCTGATTTAGGTTTAATTATGTTAAACCCACTTGCTATAAGTGAATCAATTAAAATATCACCTAGTAGATCAAATGATTCTGCTGGTTTAAATAATACATTGTTATTTGATGCTTTAAATGGTGGGGCAAGTTTTACTTTAAATTCTCAAGAATCAATAGCTTCAGATTATGTTTTTGTAAGGGCAAGAAATAGTGAATTTAATTATTCTGAAAACCCTAGTTTTATCTCAGGATCTACAGGTGAAGTAATATATTCAAATTTTATAAATGCTCCCCAAACATATATTACAACAGTTGGGATGTATAATGATATGAATGAACTTGTAGCTGTTGCTAAAATGTCCAGACCATTATTAAAAGATTTTACAAAAGAAGCTCTTATTAGAGTAAAATTAGATTTTTAAAATGAATGAGTGTCTACAAGCCATTTATAACATCAGATGTAATAGTTACTCCTTTTGAAGTAAACAAATCCTTTATTTTTAAGGGTGGAAATATATTAACTGGTTCTGATATTGGTATTGAGAGATATTTAGGACAAAATATCCAAGAAGTTTTATGGACCTCTGGTTCAAATCCTACAGGGCAATCTTATATTCTAAATAAAAAATTAGTATATGACTCAATTAAACAATTATATTACACTAATTTCTTAAAATCTCCATCAGGTTCTCAAGCAGCAACTGCATCTTTTAATTTAGATGGAACTATAACTGGTCCTGCACCAACAACAAATTATTATAATTATTTAGGTAGTACTCTTAATATTAATAGAAGTTTTCCTACTGAATCTAATGCTAAAATAGGAGTAACTTCAATCCCTTCAAATTTATATGGAGAATATATCAAACCTGGTAGTTTTAATATAACATCCCCTTCAGGAAGTATAGTAGATGATGCCGAAGGAAATTTAATTTTTAGTAGTTCTTTTTGGACAGCATCATATACCCATGTAGGAAATATAATATATGAACATGGTATAGCGGTTTGGAATAAAAAATCATTTGGTTTATTTGATGGGTATGGATATGTTACTTATGGACAATCTTCACCTAGTCAATCATATGGAATATATGGAGGAGCATTTGATTCATTTTTTGAAAATAATGTTACCTGTTCATTTAAAAGTACTACAACTATTTTTGAATCTCAATATAAATGTACCGCTAGACCAAACGAATTTCTATTTACACTTAACCCATCAATAATTTCAGGAAGTAAACCATGTCCTGATAATATTACTAGTACATTATATGATTTTGCAACTGGTTCTTATTTTACCCCATATGTTACTACAATAGGATTATATAATAATGATAAAGAATTAATAGCAGTTGGTAAATTAGCACAACCTCTTGATATGTCTGATACAACAGATACAACAATATTAGTTAATTTAGATTTATAATATGTCCCCTTGGATTTACGATAATCAAGAAATATTAGATATTTCTCAATTCCCTAAAAACACATTTGGTTTTGTTTATAGAATTAATCATTTACTATCTGATAAATCTTATATTGGAAAGAAAGTTTTATTTCATAACCGTAAAACTAAATTAGGTAAAAAAGAATTAGCCCAATATGAAGGAATGATTGGAAGAAAACCAGTATATAAAATGGTTACTAAAGAATCTAATTGGAAAAAATATTATGGTTCAAATAAATCATTATTAGAATTAGTAAAAAAAGAACCTTCAGAAAATTTTAGAAGAGATATTTTAATACTTGCTCCAAATAAAAAAATATTAACCTACCAAGAAACTAAATTTTTATTTGTTTTTAGAGTATTAGAAGAATCTGAAATGTATTTTAATGATAATATTC